TTCACTTTCTGCGAGGTATTGTTGAAATTTTTTCATATTTGTATCCCTATATGATATTTATGCTCGGTTACCATTTTGTGTGTTTGTGGCCAACAATCGTTCCAACAAATCGTTGCGATTTAACACTTGTCCGTGTGCGGTTTCCATGGCTTGTTCAGGTTCCTTACTGGCTTGATCTTGATCCATTTTCATCTTTTTCAGTTGCAAATCAACCATTTTTAATTTCTTGTTCAGCTTGGCTGTTTTGGCTGTGAGTGCATGACCCAACATGGTGCCGGCCACAGCAAATATTTCACTAGAGTAACGACTGTCTACATTGAAGCCCAGATCCATGAGATTGTCAAATGTTTCCTGGGCTTTTGCGGCCAAATCATCCAGCTCACGGTCACCGGTTTCCAGATCACGCACCATGGGCAGGGCCGCATCTATTTTGTCTATGGTTTCTGTGATTTCTTTGAGTGCGATCTGTGTGGCAGGAACGCTAGCAGGTTCGTCCTCTATTGCATCGGGTGAAGCAGGAAAATTGAACAGTTCTTCAAGGCGTTTGGTCATACACCTATTTACCGCTTTTTAGCACCACCTTGACGGAAAATGTCATCCTCTGTGATCACCCGGAAGCGTAAGCCATTGGCCCGGCACCAGCGTTGGGCGGCTTCCCATTTGAAATGATTTACCGCCACAATAGCACGATCTCTTGAATTCATCCGATCTTCGATCAGGCTTTGTTTTTTGGGTTTGATTTCGATTAACTCAGCAATGGTGGTGTTGTTGGGGCCGCGATAGGTCACTATAAAGTCTGGTACATAGGTGGTTGATTTGCCAGTCAAGGGATGTCGATAGGGTATCCTCACAGGCTCCGACGCCCATTGCACTATGTTGTCGTTGTTGTCGCAAAATTGCATGAACGCCCATTCCCACGAACTGCGATAGGTTGGCGCTTTGGTACCAACATATTTTTGGGCGTTCTTGATTACAAACTTACCTTGAGCAAACTTGGCCATGGCTCAAATCCTGATGTTTTTGGCCACGTAGTAGTTGGGTTGAGTAGGCACATTGATGCCAAGCAAGGTACTTCTACTGCGCAGACCATTCAGGTAGTAGGCCAAGGTCACAGTGACTTCGGGTCCTGTTTGACTCTGGAGCTGTTGCAGTAGATTCATTACAGGAATACTGGTCTGTTGACTGATACGGAACACCGACACTGTGAAGTTGCCGGCTGCTTCCTTGGTACCAAACACCGATTGAAAATAACTGTTGACCGCGTCATACTGATCTGCTGGTACCTGTTGTTGGTAGCCATAGAACCGATCAAATATCTGTACTGTTAGATCAGTTTTGGTGTTGATGGCGTTGACTGATCCCATGATTACATACTTTCAGAGGGGTATCCGTTGAGGTCGGATGCATTGACCAATCCATCTGAATTAAACGATGCTTGACCAGGTGGCGTAGCTGATGGTGTTGGGAAAAATATTCCACCCACGGCTCCTGCGGCTTGCCTTGCAGCTTCTATTGTTCCGCCAGCCATGGTTGGGGCAAAATTGGCCAATAGGCCTTGTGTGAGTGCTCCGGTTCCGGCCAAGGCAGCGCCTGCAAAAGCCGATGCTGTTGGAACCAGTCCTTGCCCCACTGCACCCAGCACATTCTGTAAGGTATTTTGTCCTGTGGCCAGGGCCTGTAGGTCTTGTTTGTCGCCCTGTGGACTGGGTCGTATGGTTCCTTGAGTCATTACTGTATCTGTGCTACCTTTAACCGCAATTGGACTCTTGTTAGTGTCATAGTGTGAAGGATCAGCAAATCCGGTAACTGGATCGCTGGGCTGTGCACCACCCACGGCCCCCGAGTAGTACTTGACACTCTCATACTTGATGGTCATGGCGTGTGTCATGATTCCATTGCCTTGACTGTAGTCATAAGTGTCATGAGTCCATTCAGTAATCAACGGATTGATCATGACATACTGTGCATAGGTCTTTTGACTCATACCAGATATGGTAATGTCTCTAAAAAATGGTTCTTGTCCGCTGGCCGGACCGGTCAATAGGGCTGTGGATAAACTTTGCAACGAAGGATTGTTATAGCCTTGGCCACTGAGTCCCCAATGTTGTATGCCTCTGCTGGCCGAATAGGTGTCATTGGCGGTATAACTTGCTCCGCCAAATACATCGGGTACTTGCAGTTGCCCTAGTGCACCATTTTGATTGGGAGTATTGCCATACCGGTAGGTTGGATCACTATAGTAGTATTGATAGTATTGATACCACATGTTGCGTACAAGATCGCTGTGATCATCATTGAACACAATTTGCGATGGATTATAATTGATTTTGGTTTGAACCAATCGTTTACGATTGTATTGGTTCATTTCGTTAACAGCAATTTGGTAGCTAGGCAACTGTGCAGTCTTGACCATGAGACCGATTGTGCTGGATTTACCACCGGATATCAAATTGGCCACCGCAGGTATGTTGGTGTTTAAATTGAAATAAACATAAAATAGGAATTTGGTACGGGGTGCAAGGTTATAGTTGCTGCTCCTAAATGTCTTAGAAGCATGTGTATAATCTCTTACACCCTTACCGGGTGGTAACGGCTGAAGGTCGTTCTGGCCAAAATAAGCCATGAGCTATTAACCTGTGGCTACGTTGTTAACTGTCAACGGAATCTTAGCACCAACACCAACATCAGCACCACTAGTAGTTTGTAATGCATTATCATAGCGGATAGTCATACTCACTGTCATTACCTCGTTGGAACCATAGTCGGCACCATTATAGTTAACGCCTTGTAGGTAGCAACCACTGATGGTCCAAGTTTCTAATGCAATCGGAGCATTAGCACCATTGCCACCATCTAATACTTCAAAAATTGTGGTAAACTTGTAGTCAATGCCTGAAGCAGCACTGCTTTGTTCCATGAAGTCCAATTGCTTTTGTAGTTGTTCACCAACCAAACGACTTACGTTGCCGCCGGCATCATCGCGTACCTGGCAAGTGATATTCTCCCAATTGTGTTTACCGGCTATTTTGATTGTACTGTTGTAGATTGGAATATCAATATCAGCAAAAGTCACACTAGGACGACTAAAATCCATGACCTGCTTGGTTAATTCTGTTGTGGGTTGTGTTACACCCAAGTTTAGGAAAGTAACGCGAAAGCGATACTTGAGTTTTGGCATCAGCAAACCCTGTGCCGATGTGCTTTGGTCGCTGGCCAACGGTACGGTCAGTTTTGTTAATGATGCTGTTGCCATTTGTTAGTTCTCCTAATATACGTTTATTTATGGCGCTTGACTCGGGCAAAATTTTGATTGTTTTGCCCGATGTCAATTACGCCGATGCTTGAGCTTGTATGGTTCCGGTGTTCTGAATACGCATTGGTATGTAGATAAACTCCACGGCCTTGACTGGCTCGATGGCAATATCCACAAACAACTCGTTGGCATCAATGGTTGCTGGTGTGTTGTTGGTCAAATCACAAACAACCAGGTAATCATAAAGACCACGCTTGTTGACCAAATCAATCATGAGTGCTGTGATCTGTGCTGTGATCGCACTACGAGTGATGGTATCGTTGGGTTCAAACAGGTACTGGTTACCAATGATCTCTAAACGACCACGGATAAAGGCCACCAAACGTGCCACGTTGATACGATCTAATGCTGTGGCAGCACCTTGTAGAGTATGGTTGCCAAAGTTGGTGATACCAGTGCCAGGTATGAATGTGATTGGATTGATATCATTGCTGTACAGCACATCGCGCAGGCCTTGATTTACGCCCAAGGGTGTAAACACTCCGGTTTGAGCTTGTACATAACCAATTTGTAACGCATTGTCCACTACACCGCGGCGCAGGCCAGCAGGTGCAAACCATGGATAGGCCACTGAGTCACTGCGAATAATGGTACGCAACATCATGTGACTTGGTGCTGTTGCCACCACATTGCCGGTCAAGTCAGTTGTGGTACAGCTGGGGTAGAAGGCTGCTGAGTAGGAATCTCCTTCGACCAAGTTGCCATCGCCAAAGGGTTGGCCCAGTCCGTTGTTGTTGGTTGCCCAAGCCACAACTTCATCTGGAGTTAGGCGTAGGGGAGTATCAACCACGCTGAACGCTGTGTCGCCGCGATCGTTGTTGAGTAATCGCATGTTGGGTGCCAATTCTGGATACTGTGGGCAAGCGATCAAGTTGAACTGTGCTTGGTTTTCACGGATCTGTGTGTTGCTGTCGATACCGGCACGCAAGGCCTCAACAATCAGGTAACGCTGTGCATGACGGCCCATGTTTGGACTGCCATCTGCACGATTGCCACTGGCTGTTACCCAGGTATTGGCCTGTGCAGGCAAGGTATCTGGTGCTGGATAACTGGTAGCATTGAAATAGTTGACTGCAAATGACTTGACGTTGAAGCCACTTCTACGTGTGTTCCACAACAGCATGCCTTCTGGATACAACAAAGGATTTGGAGCGTCAAGATCCACATAGTTGCTGGTGATCAACGGAGTTGAGCCTGTGGCAATTGGTGGAATTGGATCTGTGATTGGGTTGGTTGTACCGTTGGGTGCCCAACGTGCATCCGCAAACAAAATACCATTGATTGTGGTCTGATCGGTGTTGCTGATCTGTACCCACTGATCCTGACCGTTTACCATTTCCCAACGACTGATCATGGGATAGTTTTCTAAATCACTGGTGTCGATCCAGAGATCACCATAGACCAGCGGGCTTTCGGCTGTGTTGGTCTGTGTAGTGGGTGCTGTGGCACTGAATATTGGGCCAGCAGCATTGGTGTTTTGCAGATCGTATCCACGCACATCATTCAACACTGTTTGATAACCACACCAGGCGCCATTGTTTTGAATCATGATGTCAGCTGTGGTGGCATCACTGTAGTACCAGAGTCGGCCGTTGGCTGGATCAATTTCAGGTGCACCGCTGGCAGCAGTGTAGCTAAAGGTAGGTGAACCCACCCAGTTGCTGAGTGTTAGTCCATCACCGTTGACATCAGTTTGACGTATGCCGTTTACTGAAGTACCAAAACCAGCAGTGGCCAACGGAGTATGTAAACCGTCAACCAAGTAGATATCACCACCAGTGGCATGTGCAAACACAATAGCGCCGGCACTGTTGACTGTGGCACTCACGTATTCAACACCGGCTGCACTGACTGCTGCTACAAAATCAGCACTGGTAGTACCGTTGATGGTAACTGTGACTGGATCAGCCACTACAGCAGTTCCTGGCTGTGTGGCTGTCAAGGTAAATTGAGCATTATTTACAAAAGTAGGATCAACTGTGGTTCCTGTGATGGCTGTGGCACCAGTGGCCACACGCTCGAGTATCAACAGGCCTGCTGTGCCGTTGCTGTAGGGGTCAATCTGTGCATAAGTGGTGCCAACCGGAATGGCCTGTCCGCCTGTGGCAGGATCCAAACCGTACAGGGCTTCGGCATCATTGTTGTAGACTGTGGTAGTTTGCAACACAAATGTTCCCAGAGTGCTGTTGTATTTTTTGATCTCAATCAACATGCCCTGATTCACGTAGTTGGTCTGTTGGAACACTGACCCAGTAGGAGCCGGCATAACATCAGTTGTGCGCCATCTTGG